ATGCGAATCAATTTGTCCTGGTGGTTAATTAGCGCCATAGTACTATTCTCCGTAACTGCCTGCACTCCCTCCCAAGATAGAAGTTACGCTAGTAAGTTCGTTTCTGGTAATACTGTGGTAAATGAAGTGTTTTGGGGTATTGATCATAAGACGCCTTACCCTTTCACTACGTCAGGCGAGATACTGTGTGTCTATTATCCTGATTTTGGCATTGAGGTGTATTTTGAACCAGCAGGCTACAGTAAAGACTCATCTATCGGTACGCCGCTTAATAAGGCTGCTACTAAGGCTCTGAAGCATAATAGTATGGAGCCGAATGTGCCTTATAGCATTAAGGAAGGTGCTGACTTGAGTGAGGCTGTGAAGGTTGGGTTGAAAGCGTGTGGTGATGAGATTCAAAGTAATTTTTAAAACAGTTAGGTATAAAGCCTAGAAAGAAATAATAAAGTTCATACTCAAATATCTACACAAGATAAGTAGATTTCACAACATAGAGATTGATATGATTTGGAATATTCACGGTGTTATGTACCCAGTTGCACCAAACGAACTTGGCCATAGTGAAAATCGCTCTCCATACAATATTAGTATGTCTGATTTCATAAATATTTTTGCAACTTCTCAAGAAAGGATTGAGATATTAAAAGGTTTATTGGCTTATAGAGCGGTTCTATACAGTGTTGACGTAACATGTGGATTCCAATGGATCAATGGTAGTTTTACTGAAAATGTAGAGGTATTGCGAGGAAGGCCACCTAGTGATGTAGATGTCGTGACTTTTGCAAATATGCTAGATACAATTCCGGACTATAATAACTGGGCTATGAAAAATCACTTATTATTTAGTTCTTCAGATATGAAAGCTGCATATAAAGTAGATTGTTATTGGGTTGATCTAGACTTAGGGTTTAATGCACATACTGTAGAACGTTGTACGTACTGGTATAGCATGTGGTCACATCAGAAAGTAACCGACTTATGGAAAGGGTTCTTTTGTATTCCACTTTCACCATCAGAAGATTTGCTTGCACAAAACATGTTGTTAAAGATAAATATTGAGAAAGATAATGCATAATTATGATTATCAGAAGCTACTAGCTGAAAAAAATACCCTGGAAAGGTTAATTGCCAATATTCCAGAGAGAGCTATTGTAGATAGAATGAGCTTGCAATCACGCATAGATAATGTAAAACAAAAAATCGACGCTGTTAATGTTAAATTAATTTCTAAAAAAGCTATAGTTACGTTTCGTGGCAAACCGGTTGATGAGAGCCATGGCATTACTGCTGAATTTTCAGGAAAAGCGATCAATGGTCTAAATGAAATGGTAGCTAGTGTTGTTGCTAGCTTAAATAATAATTTGAAATTTATGGGGCCTATACCGAATCGAGAACAACATCAGCTTATGATTACTGGCACCGCTGTTGGTTCTTTCGGCTTTGAGTTCGAACTACCTGAACCGAAGTACGATATCTTTGCAGAAAAAAATGGCACCGAAACAGCTTTAACAGATATTTATACATTACTTAAAGAAACAACTGATAGCGTAAATGATGACATTAGTGAAATTGTGTCTAAACTGCATCCAAGAGCAATTAAGAAGATATCAGAATTCTTAATTATCTTACAGAAAAGCGAGGCTTTATTTGCTATGCAGCATAATGAAAAAGTATTCAGGGTAGAAACCCCAGCTCAGCTAGACACTATTATTAATCGCCTTAATAATGCAGATATTGAGGAAAGAGAAGAGGTTTATACAGGAGAGTTTTTAGGCGTTTTACCGAAATCAAGAACCTTTGAGTTTGTCGAACACTCAAGTAAAGATGTAATTAAAGGTAAGATTGACGCATCTGTACTGGATCCTGAGACTATCAACTTAGATTACTTGCATAAACCTATAAGCGTCACTTTCAGCGTTCTTCAAAATGGACAAGCTAAACCTAAATATACCCTTTTAAAGCTATCAGACATAAACATCTAATTAAAGTAAATTTAAACCAAAAACCCGCCTCTCAGCGGGTTTTTTATTGTTCAATACTAACTATCAAAATTATAAGAAATCTGCATCGCCATTAGCTATGAAGAAGTCTATACGCTCTTTACAATCTTGAAAATGTTGTTCAGCTAGCATTAGTTCATATCCACGGATATGCATATGTAGCTTGTAATCAGAATCCTTACGAAGTTTATGATACGCTTGTAGCGACTTACCGATATACATCAGATTGCTAATTCCAGACCTCATAAGACTTCCGTATATTTTTTCATGAGACCCATAATCCTTATCATCCAAAGATTTAGAATATAGAGTTAACTTATATTTGGCGTCACCCTTGAAAAGCTCACACGCATATAAAAACGAGGCATAGTACCCTCTGCTTATCAATATGCGATTATGAGCTTCTTTAGGAATGAAATTATTTTTTTCTATTTCATGTTTTTGAAGGTAAATATCTTCAATCGTGACAGGCATCTATACCACCAAACCTTCATTCATTCCTAGATAGATATTGATGCGATCATCAATTTCTTCTTGAGTCATTTCTTTGTTTTTATAGTAAACAAGGAATTTACTTAATATATCACTACGTCCATGCTTAGCTGCATACTTTACAAGCCTATCTTCAAATTGGATAGTAAGTGCTACAGCATCTGCAGTAGATACGTTCACAAAAACCTCCACTATTAAGTATTGCTCATCACTATTTTCGATTTGAAATCTTATATTGAATTGATCATATACTTTTTCTACATGAAATCCGTAAAGAATATCGAAAAACTTAGAAAACATATCGATATCTATATTAATATGTTTTAAATCCTCAGCCATCAGCTCCAATTGAACTGAATATTCATAAATATTTTCTAGCTCTTCTTTGCTTTTCTTCGATAGAACATCTTTAGCGTAAACTTTACTATACATTTCGTTAAAACTTCGAAAATTCAGTTTTCTTAAGCAACAGCTATAAAGATTAAACAAGAGATCATATTTATCTCCGCCTCTTTCAAAATGTTCTTCAATGGCTTGCTGAGCTTCTTCAAAGTGACAACTACGAAGTACGATATTATTATAATTAGAAAAATGGTTGTTATTATCAGCTTTCAACTTTATGGCTTTTAAATAAATTTCTTTAGCCTGAGGTAAATTACCTTTTGCAGCCTCGAGAAGTGCTAGAGTAGAATAATAGGCAATAAAATCATTAACACTAAAATCATTTAAATTAAAGTTTTTTAATTGTCGCTCAGCACTACGCAAAAAGAAATTTTTTGGATCAATTAAACCCGTATTATTGATGTCAAGATACCTTACAAGTATTTGACTCCTAACGTCATAGATAGCTTGTTCTATAGTCTGAGGCTGACGTGGTGCCATAATTCACCTTCCTTTTATCTGTTTTTTTTGCAGGTATTCAAGATACAAAAAACGTCCCAAAGGACATGTACATAGAATAAAACGAGCTATCACGAATAGATGATACCATTCTGGAATCACTTGTTCAATTTATAAAGCATTTATTTTTGTTGATGTCAACCCTGTATTTTTAAAGGTTTTCATGTTATAGCGTTTTATTCCTACATTTTCACCCAATCTACCTTACATAATAGCTCACTGCTTAGTCCATAAAAGCACATAAGGTTTTTGATAAACAGGTATAGAGTCCGTAGACTAATTACTAGGAATTCAATATGCCTCAATTGAAATCCGTGTAGCTCTTTGCCATGCATCAAGGCTAAGCACGGGTCGATAGGCTTATCGATCAGGTCAAACTCTTTAAGCACCTTACGCTTGGTACGCCCCGTCATGAGGTCGTTAACATAGACGCTCATTTCACGTCCAGTGATGTCACGATAAATATCCACGGCAAAATGTAGGCAGTTATAAATATCGTCGTCATAACGTTTACTATCGTATTTAGTTAAATCAAGCATGGGTTAAAATCCTCGCAGTGACTTAAACAAATCGATGGTAAAAATTATGCCGGTACTGGCTTTATTAAGCTGCTTTGCTTGGCAGGAGAATACCGCGCCGCGCTTTTGTGGTTGGTTGTCGGTTATCTCTAAGCCGCGCACGCTGGTCATAGGCTCTGTTAAATCACTGGTCAAAAACACCCGGTAATTTAAAGTCGGCCTGACAGTTGAATGAGTGCCGCGTCGTAAGCGGTCAATCTCATACGGCATAACCTCTCCCACATCGCCAATGCCAATAGTAAAACTTTGCTGCAAGTCGTCAGCGGCTTTGGCGGCCTTGATGGTTAGCGGTAATGGTTCATAGTCACGGTAACGGTTATCTTCATGTTTCACGCGCACGCCATCTGCGTGATTGCGTACAAAACGATAGTCACGACTGAATGATGGATGTTTGATTTCGATACACTCAAGGCGCACGTCATCATGGCGACCACGCAGCCAATACTCCATTTCTTTTATACTGGCCATTGCGCTACCTTATTTTTGACACTAAAAAGCCCGCTTGGTAGCGGGCGTAGGATTATTTCTTATTGAAAGCGTATAAATATACCCTTCATCATATTTGCAGAACGGTATTGATTAGAATGATTACCAGGGATTTTTACTTGAATGGTTATAACTATTTTATTAGGCTGTTAATTTAATATAGTATTCAAATAATTAGCGTCCTAATGCCGCTGGTAAATCTTCGTTGACCAATTTTTCAAGTAGATTGAAGTACTTGTCAATTTGACCGTCGGTCATTTCGTATAACTTGGTTATGGTTATATCGGTTTCAACGTCATACCTAATAGGTTTGGCCACTAAATCTAACTGAACTCTAAAAATGCCACCGCCTAAAGCTGTGAATGGCAACGACTCACCGACTATCCGACACTCATACCACTTTAAATTAACATCATCTAGCTGTAGGTTTGCCAAGAAGGGCATAGCTTCATAAGCACGTGTAAAAGCTAAAAAATACTGCCATTGAGCGCTTGTGCATATGTAACTCACACTCACTCTATGCACCTTACCAACGCTATCTCTTCGCTCTCGAGGTAAGCCAACAATGGTTTCAGTGCTGACCACGCTGCGAGCTAAACTAGGTGAATACCCTTCAAGTAATGGTCTTAGCATGAGTTTAGGTAGTTCAATCATAGTTACAATTTCCTTTGTAGGTAATAGTTGTTTTTTAGGGCCTTATTAAATGGACTGTACTCATTATTAACATGCTGTGGAAGCTGTTTGTTAAGCTCTTCACCAACAATCACGCGGATGCGGCCATCATCATCTACGCGACGTGATACTGGGACGCCCGCATTGTTTTCAATAGTCATGTTAACGACTGGGGCTGCCGATTGATTACCATTACCCTTGCTCATAAAGTTGGTGAAGTCGATGTTTTGGCGGGGAGATAAGACACGCTCACCCTTATCAAGCAAGTAGGTAGACTCCTTGGGAACATAATCAAGCCCGCCATGAGCGATGCCACTGAATGACGGTGTGATTGCTTGCGCTGCAGCAGCTAGCGCACCTGTCTCGAGCGCTGCCATTGCTACAGCAGGTACGTTGTATGGGAATGGTGCTGATGCCCAAGCTTCTGATAATGCGACCTTGTTGTTCATAAATATCTGAGCGAGCGCATAGCCTTTTTGAGCTGCAAACATGAGCTGGCTAATGCGATTATTCTCACCGGCAAAGGCTCCAAGTAGACTTCCCATTGCCCCCAATGTTGTGCCGTAATTTTGAAGTTTAGCATCCTGTAGTTGATCATCTAAGGTTTGTTGCTTCAATGCATAGTCTTGCTCCATGGCCCATAGATTGTCTAAATGTTCTTGACGAGCGATTTCTAGCAGTTTATTGCGCTCAATCTCTGGTAGTAAGTCGTTGCCACGTTCATCTTTAGCGTTGATTTCAGATTGCCGATTGGTGTATTGGTCATTAATAGAGCTATAGCTGTCTCTATAATCCTGATCTAGGCGCCATGATTGATAGTCCTGTGGAGTCATGGTGCGCTGAGCCATGCTATCGATGCCATTGGCAGTCGCTTGTTTGCTGCTAGCATTTGCACTATCACTAATAGACTGATAGAGCTTTTCTTGTTCACGTTTTTTTGCATCGTTGGCGAATCTAAAGTTATCTAAGTCTTTTTGATAAGCAGCATTTTGTCGGTCTACATACAGCTGTCTGTTCGGGTCTCCCTCAATGAATGTTTTATCAATGAATTCCATGGCTTTTCTATGGTCTTCATGAATGCGTTCTTCATTCATATATTTATCGAAGATAGATAGCGCATTTGCATTTTTCGCTTTTTCATAACGCTCTTGTTCACGTGCTAAATACTTTATACGATCAGCTGAGCCGTCAGCATAAGCTGCTTCGATATCGGTTACTCTTTTGGTGTGTTCACCTACTATTTTCTCTTTCTCTGTGGCATAAAAATCGATGATAGATCCTTGACGGCGAAGCGTATCTTCTTGCAGTTTCTGCGCGTCTTGCGCTTGCTTAGATACTGTGTCGTAGACCAGCTTACTTGTATCGGTTGTTGCCGACTTCATGTAAGCAAGTACATTCTTGGTGTACTCTTTGGTTTGACCTATGCCTGTTTTCTTATTTCTAGCCCAACGGTCAGACAGAATTAAAGACATTGGGTTTTTATCTACATTACCTTCACCTGTGTTATAAGCGGCAATCGTTTTGGTTAAGTCACCGTCAAACCGCTTATAAAGCCAGCTTAAATACTTAGCAGCACCTTCTGTTGCCTGCTCCATGTTGTAGGCGTTAGCCACCTTAAAACGCTTAGCAGTAGCATCGATAAGCTGAAAACCACCCTTTGCTCTACCATGCTTCGTCATTGGGCCAGTGGCGTTGGTATTGCCAAGTGACTCTTGCATATGTATGCCAGTCATCAAACCGTAAGGCAATCCATACTGAGCTTCATAGTTTGCAAATCCGTAGTTCTCCGCATTAGCAAGCGCCTTGGCGTTTGGCTTTAATTTCACTTCTCCTGCTACTTTTTGCGCCTTGGCTAATGCAGCTGCGCGCTTTTCTTGCGCTTTGGCGTTCGCCTCGGCTTCAACCGTATTGGTTACCAGCCCTTCAGTATTACTCTGAAGAAAAGTGTTCGAGTCGTAGTATGTTTGTCCTAAGTCGCTCAACCTAAGCTTTTGGCCATCCATTAGTGTATTAATCGTACTTACAGCTTCTCTATATTGATTGGTTATGGTTATATAACCTGCCAATCCAGCTGCAGCCTGTCTAGTGGCGCCTGCCGCCAACGCCGCGCCTTTTGCCTTGAAGCCATCAGCATTGTAAAAGTCCTCTACAGTCTGTCCTAAGTTGCCCGCTTGCATACTAAATTGCGGCAGAACTGAGCTAAATATCCCAACACCTGCCGCTAATCCAACGATCATTGCGGCGGTAACATTAACAGCTTTACCAATATCCGTGACTTCTTTTCTGAAATCCGAACCTTTATCCGTGCCCTTTGAAAAATGTGTCGCAAGTGTACCTAGCGCGGGTATCATATCTGTTACTAGCTGCGTTTTTAATCCTTCGAATTTTGTTTGGATAGCCTGCGTTTCAGCAGCTAATATCCTAGATTGGTCAATAGCATCTTGTGATTTGATAACACCCGCATTTTCAAGCTGTATGCCATACTCTTCAAGTATTATGCCGCCATTAGCAAATAGCGGCATTAGGTTTCCTAAATCGCCCGCCAAACTTTCAAACATGAAGCGCTGCTCTTGCGATGTTGCGCCAAGCTCATCCATTTTATCTTTTAGTATCTGAATAGCCTCTACGCCGTCCTTACCTTGTAGTGTTTTGCCAAGGTTTCGTATTTCTTCATCAGTCATCTTAGTGTTGTTTTGCAGCGCTTCGAAAAAGTCAGCAGCACCACCACCGCCAGTAGCGGAAAACTCACCAAGCTTTTCTTGCGTATCCGCTAAAATAGCTGCAAGAGCCTCTTGTTCAACACCTAACCCTGCGGCAGCATGAGTTAACACCTGAAAGCTTTTCAGCCCTGTATTGGCGGTGGCGGCCATAACCTGCAGCTGCACATCTGCTTTCGATGTTTCTAAAGCCATAGTAATTAATGCGCCTGTAGCGACCGCGATACCGCCAACGGCCATACCTGCTAAGGCGGCGCCCGCCATCATTCCGCCGCCGCTGATTGAAGCAAGGCGCTCGTTTAAGCCGTCAATGACACCACCTAGCTGTGTTCCCCCTAAATCTTCCATCATCTGATCGCGAAATGTACGGACTGATGCACCCATATTTGCAGTACGGTCGCGGGTTTCACGTTCTGCGCGTGATAATCCGTCGCTGAATTCACTTAGTCTTACAGCCAAATCAAGTGTCAGTCTGCCAAGAGAGGTCGTTGCCATAATGATGGATCCTTATTTTGGATAATAAAAAGCCCCATCGGATGACGGGGCTCTTTTTGATTAGGTTATAGATTATTGGGCGGCTGGCTGACTAAGCATATCTCGTACGGTGTCCAGATTAAGGTTGATTAAGTATAGCAAGCTATGCAGCTCTCGATTTTCATCATTGGATATTAGCTCTTGAACCACACCGATAGTGCCGTCCAGATAGGCATTAATAGCATCCGCTCTATCTATCTGACTGTGTGGCTTTACCTCAAAGTAGGGGTGAGTTGGTTTAGCGTTATGAATATGCAGGGTATTGACACTGTTAATATTAAACTGACTCATAGTTATCTCCTGACAGTCTAGCGACTTCTGGATATATATAACCACAGTGGATAAGGAGGATTTGGTTAACTTTTACACCAAGCCTAGAGATGGCTATTAGGTCAGTTTGGGACATCTCAGACGCATGTAATATATCGGGTAGTTTATCAATAGTTGTGACAAACTCATCAGAAGCCATTTCACGCATGGTCATTCGTCCATCAATACCGATTTCACCAATAAACTTAGTAGTGCGTTCATTGTTTTTGATTATAGGTGTTGCTGAACCAAAGATAGTTTCAGTGTGCTCACGATTGCGGTATGGCTCGCTGATAGTATTTAACATCATGCGATGGATATATTCGGTTGCTTCACCCACTTGTGATATCGGTAAGTCATCGATATTAGAAATATTAAAGCGATGTAAGACAAGATTGAACGCATCACACGTATCAATCCCCATGCTTGCTTGTGCAATCTTGACAGCTTTCACCAGACCACGGCGGTCCTGTAGGGTTGATGGCACATCTCCAGTAGTGTGTAGATGGATGGCTTGGCCCGTGTGCCAATAGTCATGCAGAACTGTATAGCATTCTTTCTTATATTGAATCAAAGCGTCTTTGATTTCAGGGTTAACTCGTTTTGCGTCAACGCCAAATAACCAACCATTAAGATATTCGATGGGTAAGCAAAGCATATCTTGGTTACCGCCTTTCGAAGGTGCGGTCATGATGACCGCACCTTCAGACAATACGTCATCACGACTGATGCGCTTGCGCTGAGCGTCCCAGTTTAAACCGATATTTTCACAGATAGGTTTGACAGCAGTATAATGAATGCCATCTTGTTCGATAGTGATGAGTGGTTGACCGTTGAAGTCGATAGTTTTAATATTATTGCCTACGGTAGAGGCTTTTGCTATAATACTCATTGTTAGATTCCTTTAGCGTGGGATTTAGTAGAAGCAGATGAATTACTTTCGACGGTAGCATCTGCTTTTTTTGTGCCTGCGTTTTGCATAGCTTGCTGAATATGATAGTTAATTTCAGCTGTCATTGTGCGACAGTTGATTTGAGATTGCTCTTTAATCCAGTCGTACAATTTAACGCTATAGAAACGCATTTTAAAATGTGGTAACGGTTGTCGTTTAGCCATATTGTCCTTCCATAAAATAAGTTTTAGTTAATGCCTCCATTGGAGGTGTTTATATATTATGCCTTCAATGGAGGCATGTCAACAACTTTTTTAGGTTTACTATGACAAATAAAAGACCGCCTGACTTTAGGGTACGAATCCCAGAAGACTTAAAAGAGAAAATACGCGATTCTGCTGAAGAACATAATAGGTCTATGGGTTCAGATATTATTGCTAGAGTAGAGCAAACCTTTAAGCAGGAAGATAATAGTTTAGTACCTAGCGCTAGCAACGCGCTTATTATCACTGCCATGTACCAGACCTTACGAGAGGAAGGGTATACGCATGAAAAAGCCGAGCAAGTAATTACTGACTCTGTTAAAAAGCTATTGGATATGGATTTTATTAAAAGGAATTATAATAATGCCGTAGCTAAGGATTAACATGTAAATGAAAAACAAATTCTATATCGTGTTATTAGCACTCTCGATAATACCCACAGCGAGCCAAGCCGGTCCATTACCAGACGAGGTTGGTGTTTGCTATGAGTTCAAAGCAGACGAAATGATTCGTCGTGATATTTGTATTATTACCGAGGGTAATGCTGCTGGTGGTATGTATGCTAACCTTCAATTGGTGAGCGGTAAGGAACACCAAATCGCTAGTCATGGAATTATCGGGTTAAATGACGGCCTATATGATCTCAACGGAAAAGATGCGGTTCATTATTTAAGAGATGCCGCTTTTTATAACACTACTGATTATGATGGCTTAGCTGAGATTAATGAGCCAGCTTTATACTGTTATAAAACAAAAGTACTTGACCTTTGTCATAATTAACTAAAAGTTAGAAATAAACCAACAGCAGTATTTTCAGTAACATTTAATCCAACTGATCCTCAAAACTTTCAACTACATCATCCTCATTCGGCATTAGCTCAATCGGGTCAATCATAGTGTCTGGTTGCCGTCCAATGTTCAGGTGTACAGACATCATATTGGCTGCTGCCTGCTCAATGCGTCTTCCGATGTTTAGACTACCACGACGGGCTCGATATGCTGCCCACTGCTTAATTTCTACCATAGTAAGATTGCTTTTTACCTGGTGCAGCGTGCTGCCACCGATACCGTTTAGTGCCAGCTCATATAGTAGTTCATTTTCGCCTGCGATTATCCCTTTTTGGTCTTGGCTGCTTGTTTCTCCAACGTCTTTTTTATATTATCAAGCCCCCATACTTTATCAAACATGGCAGTAGCTAACCCTTGAACAAATGTCTCTTCCACTTGTTTTTGAGTAAATTGAGTCTTTCCTTTATCATCGACTAGAGCTTTACTGATCCACTCAGCCGCAACGTCTTCCTTGTTATTCATACGCTTATGTAGCGATTCAGTTTCGATAAATGGTAACTGCTTAATATGGATATCTACACTGAACTCTTCACCGTTGTGCCAAAAATCAACCGTTTCTGGGCGTATCTGTGATACTAAGCTACCTGCTTTGATATCTGATAATAATAACTTTGCCATAATCAATCCTTTAAAAATAGTTAAGCCTCAATGAAGAGGCTTATTGTTTGTTTACGTAATCGTTATGCTTACGGCGTGGCAGTCTTAAACGCAGTGACGGCTTTCGTCTGACGCTTCATACCAACTGCATGCTTAACTAATGAGTCTGGATCAAATGTAGGAGCGCCCGCTTTTAATCGTGCAGTAAATGTTGTCCAAGTTCGCGTTTCAGGTAGAGTAACCAGATCTGTCGCCAGTGTTGGCTCAGTTTTGCCGTCCGACCACCCTACATAAACTTCTACCAACTCTTTATCTTCTGCTAATTGCAGTAGTGTCATGTGAGTCGCATTTTTAGGATCTGTATTGATGGTAATAGAACCTTCGCCAGGCTTATTAAGGCCATACATTGATGATGCTGAATCCGGTTCGTCGAGACATGTATCATCAATCTCAGTTGGGCTGTCATCGCCAAGCACGATACCAGTGATACAGTCCATTTTAGTGAGCGTTGGCGCGGCATCTTCACCATGCTTAATCCAAACTTTCGTGCCTTGCGTGAGTACGCCTTTTTCTTTACTAGCCATAATTGGCTCCTAGTGTGGTTGGTAAATAATTAACGCGCTAATGTCCAATTGGCATCGAATCCGCGAGCATAAAGCTTGGTGTTAGTTTCATAATGACCAATCGATGGATTTTTTACCCATGACAGATGTTCTAGCGCTTTACGACACGCGTCGCGTATATCGTAAGCTTGTTTTGGTGTTGCCGCATAAGCCATAAGCTGATATTGAGTATTATCAAAATTGGCGGGTTCGTCTAAATGGTTGTTAGCTTGACCACTGATAATTTGCCAAACGATATAAGGTGGTGATATTGCTTTTCCTGTTGCGGGGTCGATAGGAGCGAGGTCTTCAAAAATAAAGGGTCGTCCTTTATCGTTTACAGGTATGAGCGCCATGACCTCAGTGTTTTCTTTAAGCGTTCTAAATATTGGTAAAAAGCTCATAGTTTAGCAATCTCCTTATCGAGCTCAGCACTAAATGCTGATGTAAATTCAGCTTGGACCGCGGCGGTATTGTTATTCAATGCAGGTCGTAAGAATGGGCGGGCAGAATTTACAGACGATCCAAATTCTACGAAGCGCCAGTACCAAGTATCGCCGCCAGGGTTCTTTTTATCTCCTTGCGTTGCATAAGTACTACCTATGCGACTAGCACGTCTGTTTTCACGACTAGCTCCGTATTTTCTGGCGCCGCCTTTGACGCCTACTTTCATTGTTACATTGTCAACACCTTTGGTTTTACCCGCCTTGGTGATGATGTTTCTCCAGATACGTTCAGCGCTATCTTTATCATCAATTGCTTTAGCGTTTTGGACGGCTGCTTTCTTGACGATATTCATTGCCTTTCGAGATGCACGAGTTGCAGCGTTCTTAGCTTTTCGGGCATTTCCCAATTGACGTAGCTTTGCTTGCACTTCATCAAGCCCAGTGATTTCATTAGACATAATTTAGCCCTTGAATATCTCTACACCGCCACTTAAATTAAAAGTGGTGTAGGTATAGCTATCTTCGTTATCATCTAAGCCTTGGCTAGCAATTGCGAAGACGCGGCCTTTCCATATCACGCGCATCGTAGTGTTAATGGTAGTGTTATAACGCACCACCATGCGCGCTGTTACTTCTGATTGTTCTGCTTGAGCACTGATTAAGTCTTTCGATGATAACGGCGTTATTTTTGCCCATAACTTGGTAAACTCTACCCATTGCGCCGGTAGCTCAAAGCCGTCATCATCACTTTCACCAGCACTGTACTGTTCAATAGTCACTCTATGTCGTAGCTGACCTGCCTTGATTCCCATAGTAATCATCCATCTAAGTATGTAGACGCTGGACGCTCGTCATCATCGTTGTCTTCATCTTGGTATTGTTCTGCCAATTCGCTTAATATCTCGTTATTCTGATCAATAAGCTGCAAAATATATTGTTCTTTAGTTGCTGCTTGTTCTATCAATAGGCTGTTCTGCTCGATCATCTTGCTCATTAGAGCTATTAAGTCTGGCAATAAGCTTTTTTGCGCGTTTTCTTGCTTCATCGGTTCGCATCCTTATCCATTCACGTCTTTCTTCACAACCTTTACACGCCATATCACCCCTCACATTACTGTTGGTTGGTGATAAGGCCATAACAAAGCACGTACTGGCGCCGGCAAATAATTTCCATCGTCAGGCATGTCTTTGCCAGGAATCCGGTTGTAGTCGTAGTGGCCAACTAATAGCAAAACAGCGACTTTAATATCGGGCGCTGCTACTGTATCTACAGTTTTGGTTATATACTGATTAACTGCAGACTCAGCCGCCGCAATGTAAGCGGCCAACATGATATCGTTGCTATCATCGTCATAACGCAGATGATACTTTGCGTCTTCAAGCGTTACCCAAGCCATCATCGTCTCCTTTAGGTTGGTCGTCAGTTGGAGTAGGGGCTTTGGCAAATGGGTCAGCACTGCCATCACGCTTAGCGATAGCAGAAAGGCTGTAGTTCTGCTGCTGAATCATCGGGCTTTCGCCACCAGGTACTGGTGCCAAACCAATTCTAGCGCGTGCTTCGTTAGGTGCCATGATTGCACCCTTAACGCCTTTATCTAAATAATCCATCTGACTACCAGCGTCCATTCGCAATAGAGCATCAAGACAGAACTCAACTTCGACACCATCTTCTAATTTCAAGTGTTGATTAAGTAGGTTTTCGATGCTTTCGATGTAGTGCTGTAAGCAGTCACTATAATAGATGTCGTTGTGGTCGCTGACCTTGCCACTAGGCAATGGTGCAAGCCCCACTTTAAAAGCAGGCACTCTAAATGCCGTACAGACGATTTCGCCAGACATTTTCAGTTGCTCAACGAGCTGAGCGTCATGCGCAGCGACAGACATAGGGATGTAAGTCATGCCGTCACCCAGTACTGCTGTTCCACCTCTACTGTTCCCTGAATAGTTTCTTTGCCAATTATCTTTAAGCTCTTTGGCTGTGCTTTCGCTAATTGCAGCAGGTGCGGTTAATATCCCAGATGGGCGAGATTCGTTAGCGAAGAATGCTTGAGCGTTGCGCTGTATGCTAATGCCTTGACTGGCTGATAGTGCACAAGCTGTGATCGGTGACAGACCAACCAACGGATGATAAAAGCAGTTAAAGCGATCATGAATAATCTCAGATGCAGGGAATACAACGTCCTCATCTAAATCAAATAAACGATCCTTTCGTACCTGGTAAAACACGTTGCCGTTTGGGTCGACTAGTGGTTTAGTACGCTCTGGGTTAAGTATTTGCAGCTTCCACACGTCACCGAATATATTGCGGACTTTCCAGACATAAACATTTCCACTGGTCGCTTTACTTGTCGCCCAAGCTTCTACAAACTGTTGCCAGTTTTGAAACTCGTTCGGTTTCTCCAAAAGCTTTTTTACGTTACTGTCACAGATCTGACTGACACCATTAATGTCTTTTTTAGTCTTGATTTTTAACTTGCCAATGTCGCAAGTTATTAAAGAGATACAGGCAAACACTGCGTGATGGCGCATCTGGTCGTTTTTACTGACTTCGATTTCTTCGTTGCGTTGCCATGCACCGGTAAACGGCTCATGTATCGTATGCCAGACATCGCCGCCGTTTACGGGTTGGGCAGTGCTTGCTGATTTTTTGCCAGTCATCCAATCAATAAACTTGCCCAT